GCCGAGCTGGAGGAGAAGCTTGCTGCAGAGCAGGCTGCCCGCAAGGCGGACCAGGATGCGCGCGCAGCGGCCGAGAAGGTCGCACTTCGTACCCGCATCGGGTCCGAGTACAAGCTCCCGGCAGACCTCATCGACCGCCTCCAGGGCGAGGACGAGGACGCCCTGAAGGCGGATGCCGAGAAGCTCGCTGCGTTGATCCCGGCTGGTGATGGCCCTGTGTTCCCCGACCTCGGTCAGGGCGACAAGGGCAAGTCCGGCGACGAGGACCCCTTCCTCGCCGCACTCAAGTCCGAGTAGAGGAGTTAGAAGATGGCTTTCAATGTGGCCACCAAGTACAACGAGGCCGCGCTCGAGCGCTTTGCTCGCGGCTCTCTGACCGACCAGATCATGAACGGCGGGTTTGACTTCACCTCGAGCAAGTCCGTCGTCCTGACCACCAACGATCTCGGCTCGCTGACCGACTACACCCGCAGCGGTGTGAACCGGTACGGCACCCCGACCGAGCTGGGCAACACCAACCAGACCCTCACGCTGGCCAAGGATCGATCGTTCTCGTACACGATCGACAAGCGGGGCCGCCAGGAGGCCGCTCTGACCAACGACGCTGCCAAGACCCTGGCGCGCACCATCGACCAGGTCATCGCGCCCGAGGTCGACACCTACCGTCTGGCAGCCGTGCTGGCCGGTACGCCGTCGGCGCACATCCCGACGCCTGCGGCGCTCACCAAGACCAACGCCTACGCGTCGGTCCTGAGCCTCAACGAGCTGCTCGACGAGGACCACGTCCCCCAGATCGGTCGCGTTCTCTGCGCTACCCCGGCCGCGATCAACTTCCTCAAGCAGGACACCGCCTTCATCAAGCAGTCCGAGCTGGGTCAGCAGGTCGCGTTCAACGGCCAGGTCGGCGAGGTCGACGGCGTTGCAGTCGTCAAGGTGCCGTCGGTTCTCATGCCGACCAACACCGCGATGATGCTCATGCACAAGGACGCCATCGCCACCCCGATGGTGCTGGAGGAGTACAAGATCCACCAGGATCCTCCGGGCATCTCCGGCTGGCTCATCGAGGGTCGTTTCTGCCACGACGCGTTCGTCCTCAGCACCTACGCGAACGCTCTGGCCGCATGGAAGGTGGCTTAGCCATGATCGTCGTCAAGAAGGACCACGTGGTCCAGCCCGTGACCGAGGGCACCGTCGATCTCTTCATCCGCGAGGGATGGGAGCTTGTCGAGGACGATTCCGACAAGCCGATCGACAAGTACACCGTGCCCGAGCTCGAGGCATTCGCCGAGGCTCAGGGCATCGACCTCACCGGCGCCGGCAACAAGGCCGAGAAGCTCGCGGCCATCAAGGCAGCCATCGATGTCGCCAACGAGGGCGGCGCACCGGCCGAGTAGGAGCCACCATGCCTCTCGCAACCCCAGACGATGTGGCCGCCTACGGCTACGACGTCGAGACCGTCAGCCCCTTGGTGAAGCGCGCTGAGACGCGCGTACGCGGTTTCCTAAAGCCACGCGCCTCTGCACAGGCCGTGCTTGCGGGAACCGTGCGCAGCGAGGAGCTCGTGGAGCTTGTCGTCACCATCGCCGCACGCATGGCGTCCACCAACCCCAAGGTGTCGTCCGGGATCACCAGCGAGCAGGCGGGCGCTCTGCAGGTCAGTTTCGGCTCACAGGCCTACAAGGGCACCACCGGACTGACCGACGACGAGAAGCAGCGCCTCATCGAGCTGTTCCCGGCTCGCGCCAAGACCGTGGATCTGGTCCAGTGAGCGCCGTCGTCATCAAGCCCGGGACGGTCGAGGACAGAAACGTCCTCAGGCCCGACTGGTCAGACGTGACCCGCATCTCGGAGGGAGGGTGGCGGTTTCATCCGCTGCCCTCCCCTGAGGCGACAGAAGCAGGCCGGCAGGGCATCGTGACGCGCCTGCAGGGCATCGGCCCCGCAGACAGCGCAGTGGCCGCCCACGACCGCATGGAGGTCGATGGCGTCACCTACGACGTCGACGGTGCGCCCCAGAGGTGGCCGTCGCTCGGAGGGACCCTGGACCACATCGAGGTGGTGTTGCAGCGTGTCGACGGCTAAGCCGTTCAAGCTCAACACCAAGGGGTTCGTTCAGCTGCGAAACTCACCCGAGGTCGTGGCTGAGATCACGAAGCGCGCAAGCGCGATCGCAACCGCAGCAGGTGAAGGCTTCGAGGTGCTCCCGCCCGAGACCAACACGACCACACCCCGCGGTCGCGCCCGCGTCGCGGTCTACACGCGCACGTTCCCCGCTCGCTACGCAGAGGCCACCGATCGCGCATTGACCAAGGCCCTCGAGGCCGGCAAGGGGTGACGATGCAGGCCATCAAGTTCCCGCCGGCAGAAGACCTGGTGATCAGCCACCTGTCCGCCGAGCTTCCGCACTACGGATCAGCAGCCACAGCGCATGGGTCCATCCCACCCGCCCGCCCCGACGGCTACGTGGTCGTCAGGCGCGCAGGAGGGGCCCGCAAGAGCATCCCAGTCGGCAGCGCCACGCTCACGATCGAATGCTACGCCCCGCTACCAACTCAGGCAGCGGATCTGGCTGAGCTCACTCGCGCCATCGTCACCGCGATGCAGGGCACCGTGGTCGACGACGTCACCGTCTACGTGGTCGCGGAGATCTCCGCACCCCAGGAGCTCCCCGACCCTCGCACCGACGATCCGCGCTACACGTTCACCGTTTCTATCGATGTGCGCGGTAGCGCACTCGAGAGAGAGGACTAGTACCATGCCGTTCTCCCCCACCGTCGACGCGGCAAAGGCGTTCGTCGCGGCCACCGGCCGCATCCTGCATGCGCCCGTCGCCACCGCCAAGCCCACCGACGCCACCACGTCTCTGAACGCGGCCTTCAAGGAGGTCGGGTACATCGGCGAGGCCGGTGTCACCGAGGCCGAGGGCCAGTCCGAGAACAAGATCAAGGCCTGGCAGGATTCCGCCGTCGTGCGCAAGGTGCGCACCGAGCACGACCTGACCTACAAGTTCGACCTGCTCGAGGCGGGCAACGACGAGGTCATCAAGCTCGTGCACGGATCCGGCACCTTCGCTTCGCACACGATCACCGGTGCGGCGCTCACCAACGAGGCTCTCGTCATCGAGGCTGTCGATGGCGCGTCGATCGTGCGCATCGTCATCCCCAACGGCCAGGTCACCGAGGTCGGCGAGCGCAAGTACGTCGCCGGCGAAGCCGTCGTCTACCCGGTCACCGTCACCGCCTACCCGGACACCTCCGGCGTCAAGGCCTACAAGTACAAGGGCACGGTGTCCTAGCCATGGCGGACAAGGTCTACGACCTTGCCAAGATCATCGATCGGGAGCGGTCCAAGGCCGCTCCCATCGTGATCTCCTTCGGCAAGGACAGCGTCGAGATCGACCCGCCTGTGCTGTGGCCCGACGAGGTCTACGATCTGGCGGACGTCGACTCCGCCCGCGTGCTCCTCGGTGACAAGTACGAGGCCTTCTGCGAGGCCGGCGGCACCGCCGCCCTGCTGTTCACCGTCATCATCCCCGAGGCCACAGGCGCCACCATGGGGGAATCCGAGGCCTCCACCGACTGATCGCCGAGCACGGGGAGGCCATCGAAGCCGACCTGCTCAGGCTGGGGCTCGACCTCAGGGACCTGGGCGAGTCGCTTTCATATCGGCGGCTCGCAGTGATCCTGAAGCACTCACCCGAGGACTCGGCCTACGCGGTCGCCACGGGCGGCGAGTCCGCCGTGTGGAGCACCACCGACCACCTGCTCGCAGTGGTGGCCAACGCGCTGATGATCGCCAACTGGCAGAGGTCGGGCGGCAAGCAGTCAGACATGCCTGAGCTCATCGAGCGCCCGGGATCCACGCCAAAGAACAACCACTACGGCACGGCGATGCCGCTGCACGAGCTGATCGAGTTCCTGGCGAGACCGCGAACGGAGGCGAACTGATGGCAGGCAAGGGAGTCGAGCTCGGTTCCGGTTACGTCAGCGTCGTTCCGTCGACCGAGGGCATGGGCAAGAAGCTCACCGCCGACGTCAACAAGGCGTCGGACAAAGCCGGAGTAGCCGGCGGAAAGACTCTGGCTCGCGGCTTGGGTGGGGCGATCGCGGCAGCAGGAGCCGTGATCGGCACCGCTGCTGTGGTTGGTACCTTGAGAAGCATCACCCAGGCCGCATCAGACATGAACGAGGCCACCAGCAAGTCCGAGGTGGTATTCGGTGACGCCTCTAACAGCGTCAAGAGCTTCGCATCCGATGCCGCAGTGTCGATGGGAATGAGCCAGCGCGCCGCGCTTGAGGCGACAGGTACATTCGGCAACCTCTTTGTGAGCATGGGTCTCGCTGAGCGCAAGTCAGCCGACCTCTCCATGAGCCTGGTATCCCTCGCGTCGGATCTGGCGAGCTTCAACAACACCACTACCGATGAGGCGCTCATCGCACTGAGGGCAGGTATCGTCGGAGAGACCGAGCCCCTCAAGCGTTTTGGCGTGAACCTCAACGAGGCCACACTCAAGGAGCGAGCACTGCGCCTTGGCCTGGTCAAGCAGACCAATGACACCCTGCCTGCTGCCGTGAAGGCACAGGCGGCCTACAGCATCATCATGGAGCAGACCGCTACCGCGCAGGGCGACTTCGCCCGCACGATCGACGGCGCCGCCAACTCTCAGCGCGTGCTCAACGCCCGGTGGGAGGATGCGAAGGTCAAGCTGGGAGAGGGACTGCTTCCGACGCTGACAGAGACCACGAACGGCCTCAGTGGCGTCATCGGGAAGTACAACGAGCTCAGCGATAGCCAGCGCGTAGTCGCCAACAGTGCAGGCGCATCTCTGGCCGCCACTCTCGCCGCAACGAAACTGTTTGGACCTGCCGCCGGCCTCGTGGTGGCAGGTCTTGGCACGGTCTATACCACCGGCGCCGGAGTATTCGCAGGGCTTTCAGATGGTATCGCCAACGCCGTCACCGATGGTGGCGACTTGCGGACCATGTACTACCTCAGCTCAACCGCCGCGCGTGATAACGCCAGCGCCACGACCAGCGCAGCGACTGCAGCTCGAGGTGGAGCCGCAGCGGCCAGTGATCTTGCTGGAGCCCAGTCGCAGGTTGCCGGAACGGCAGCTGATGTCATCCGAGGGCTGGATGGCATGAAGACTGCCATGGACAGCATCGCCGGAACCACGCGCACTGCAAAGGACGCGCAGCTGTCATGGCGCACCGCGATTCTCGACGCAGCAGCGGCGAATCGACGCGTCCGAGAGCTCGAGAAGGACGGCAAGAAGGGCACTGAGGAGTACGCCCGCGCCAAGATCACCCAGGAGCAGGCGAACATCCGCCTTAAGGACTCAACCGAGGCCTACCGAGAGGCACAGCTCGCGGCTAACGAGAAGCTCGCAGACGCCTCGGAGAAGACACGTGGCTACAAGGGCGAGCTCGACAAGGCGACCAACCGTGTCATCAACCTCAAGGCCAAGCTCGACAGCGTGCCTAAGTCGAAGAAGGCCGAGGTGAAGGCTGAGATTGCTCAAGCCGAGCGCGACCTGAAGCGCATCAAGGCCAAGATCGACGCAGCGGCAAAGCCGCGATGGGTGGATCTGAACGTACGCGCTTCAGGCGGCGGTAGCGTCAGAGCCGTCCTGGACGGCAAGCTCACTCGGTTTGTCGTGAACGCCTACGGCGGTATCTGGAAGTCTCGCCCCGGCGGTTACCTGTCGACCATCGCCGAGCGCGGCGTCGACGAGGCCGCCATCCCGCTCGAGAACACCCCGCGCTCACGCGCGCTCCTGGCACAGGCTGCCGCACGCATCAACGGATCGTCTGCACCGGCTATGGCGATGGCAGGCGGCCCAGGCATGGCGCCGATCCAGATCTACGGCTCACGCAATGACGCCGAGGTCATCCGCCAGGTTGTCCGCCAGGAGTTCGCCGATCTGTTCGGAGGCTAGAGCATGCGTGTAACCACGCTCATCTGCGACGGGTGGGACCTGCTGGCAGCGGGGCTCACCGCCGTTGAGCCGACTGACTTCCCCATCGCGCGCCCGGAGGAGGACGTCACCGACCCCGGCCCCGCCGACTACAAGCGCCCACCGTTCACCCTCGCGTTGCTGGCGCCGTTGTCGGCGTCGTCGGCGATCGAGAAGGCGCGCAGGGACATCAACGCCGGATCGGAGCTGCTCGTTGGTTTCGACGGGGCACCGCCGCGCCTGGGTGTCCTTCACAGCGTCCGCGTCGAGGACCAGAAGGACACCGACCAGGAGATCGTCCTGACGCTCGCCGGCACACGTGACCCGTTCTGGCTCGACGAGTGGGTACCCGTGACGGTGAACGTCCCCCTGTGGGGCCACGCCGACGTGGACATGGAGATCCGCGGAGACGTCGAGGCCGAAGTATCGGTCAAGGCCACCTGCACGGACGCCGCAGAGTTCGTGGCTCTTGGGTGCAAGCACGACCCGGAGAGCTCCTACTCGCCCACCGACGACTACACCGGTGCCACAGACGCGAACGCGTACGGCGGGTCCCGCACGATCGACGTCAGCGTAAGCACCAATACGCCGCTCGGAACCGCCCCGACGCTCAATGCGATCGGGAACCGCGGCATCCACATGGCGTGCGCACGGATGAAGAACTCGGCATCCCAATCGGTCAAGGTGTCGTCGGCCGCTTCATCGGCGGTCTACACCGACGAGCCTGCCGTCACGTTCTCGCAGTCGGCTCTGCGCGGCGCTGTCTTGGGGCGTGTGAGGATCCCCATCGGTGGGGTCGCCAGCTCCATGGGCGGCGGAAGCGCGTGGGGCGAGGAGACCGAGACGCTGTACCAGAACGTCGGCACCTCCACCTCCACGGCGAACGAGAGCCAGACCTACACGATGCTCAACAAGGGCCGGCTGGTCATCGCGCTCTACTGCGCCCCCAACGCCACCGGAACCAAGCGCATCAACGTCTACAACGAGACCAAGGGCATCGTCTACAGTGACGAGCTCTTCGCGGCGGAAGTGACAACCACATCGGCGGGCCTCGTGGCGTTTCGCGCCGAGTCACCATCTCCGATGATCCACGACGCCGGCGACGTCCTGACGATCTCGATGAACTACAGCGTATCCGCCACCAAGAACCCTCCCGGCACGCTCGGAACGATCTACTACTCCTCCACCTCCCAGTACGCCGGCGGAGCTCGCACGGGTGGCGGAGATCTGCGCTTCCGGGTCTACGAGATCCCGCTGGTAGAGTTCGCCACCACCACCCCGGTCAAGGCATCGGGAACGGGCACGGCAAACCTCGACGTCGTCACGCGGATCCCGCTCGACGACTGGGCAGTCATCGTCGACCGCACCGCGGCCGCAGGCGACGGGTTCTCTTTCGAGCGCGGCGACGTCTTTCCCGTGACCGTCGAGGGTGCGATCGGCACGAGCATACTTGGCACCGAGGCTCAGGTGTACGGCAAGCGCATCGGGCTCAGGCCGGGAGTCACCAACCGGCTCGTCGCAGCCGCGGACACCACGCCCGCCGCAGCACCTGGGACGCTCACCGTGCTGCTCGTCTTCCGCCAGCGATGGCTCACGCTTCCCCGGGCGGTGTAGCTCATGCGCGCGATCATCACTCCGCTGGGGATGCCACCGCAGCCTTTCGAGCTCGAGACCGACCCCGTATGGGGAAACCTCGAGCTGGGAGGCTGGGGCGACGCCACGCTCACGATCAAGGACATCGACCCATACACGCGCTCTCGGCTCTACCGCGCCGAGGTGGAGATCCAAGACGAGGAGCCGGTCTACTTCGGCAGGGTCGAGAAGTGGGACGGCGACACCATCACCGTCAAAGGGTGGTACGACGCCCACATGGAAGGCGCCGTCGCGCCGCGCCAGGCGTTCTACTCCTTCGACTCGGTCTCCGACTGGCAGACGTTCAACCGGATCGCTGACGAGCCCAACGAGGCGATCACCGTCACGAACGAGCCGCGCGCGATCCGGGCGCTGTTCCGCAAGGGACAGGCGTACAAGGACGGAGACCTGAGCACGTCGGCCCTCTTCTTCCCGCCGATGGACTCACCCAAGCTCAAGTGCTCGATGGCGAAGAACTCGGCCAACATCGACTACATCGTCCAGAAGATCACCGCCAACCCGTCCGACTCCGAGTATGGGGTCACGATCTCGACGGTGTACGGCACCGGCCAGGGCACAGGGGCCAAGGAGTTCACGCTCTCAGGTTCCGACATCATAGGCGTCCGCTTCATCTTCAAGGCCGTGGCGGACTACACGCCCGCCTCCGCCAACGCCTACATCCGCGTGTCTGACCCGGTGATCTACGGCATGGGCACCACCTCGCCCACCCCCGACTTCATCGCCGCCGACATCATTGCCGCCCTGGGGTCAGAGGCCACGCCGGGAGGATACGAGGTGTCGGTCGACAACACCAACGTCCTCGTCCCGTTCGCCTTCGACTCGTCCACGACAGAGCGCCAGAAGATGGAGCGCCTGCTCGACTACACCGACGCCCACTTCCGCTTCGAGAATCGTCTGGCCGGGGGCATCTACCGCCCCGGCGCCGTGTTCCGCACTCCCCCGATGACGCCGTCCTACACCCTCGACGCCTACGCGCCGGAGGTCACCACCAAGCTCGTCGGCGGCGACGTCTCGACGGTCGTCACAGACGTCAGGGTGATGTACTCGGACAAGTTCGGCCGTACCCAGTGGGTGGATGTCACCGCCCCTGCGTCCAACCCGCTCAAGGCGATCGGTGGGACGCGCTGGACCTCGATCACCGCAGACACCACGAGCGCCTCGATCGCGACGTCGGTGGGCAACGCCTTCCTCGCCGTCTACGGCGTGCCACAGGTGCGCGGGACCGTGGAGGTCACAGGCCGGCACAACAACATCGCGCCTTCAGCGATCGAGGCTGCACGTCTCGTGACGCTCACCAACACCGAGCACGGCACCGTGGTGGCGCGCATCAAGACCGCAGACCACGTCGGGGCCGACAAGGTCACTCTCTCGCTTGACAACACCCCCTCGCTCGACGACCTGCTCGCGCGACGCGTGCTCAAGATCGGCACCACGCAGGTCCGCTTCAACTACGTGCCCTACATCGACCGACGCAAGTCCGCCTGACGAAGGACAAGGAGACGCGCATGTTCGAAGCGACCGCCTACCGGGGCGAGAAGGTGGAAGTCCCCTTCGACCTCGACGGCGCGAACGCCGACTACCCGCTCGACGGCTCAGAGGTCGTCAGGGTCTCGGCCCAAGGCGACAGCACGCAGCTGCTCGAGCTCCCCATCACCGTCGATGACGCAGAGGCCGGCATCGGCACCTACGAGCTCGACCTGAGCGAGTCGGGCGCGCTGCCGATCGGCGTGTACGACCAGCAGCTCATCCGCCCGGACGGCCCCACCGTGCTCGCGTCCGGAACGCTCGTCATCCGTTCGATGATCCGCTAGACGAAGGAGATCAGACTCATGTCCAAGAACGATGCCCTCGAGACCCACGTGCTGAACCTGCTTGCCGGGAAGTCGACGACCCTGCCGACCCACTGGCGCATCCGTCACCTGGTGTCGGGCAACGCCGAGACCGGGTCGGGCGCGACCTACTCCACCGCTCCCGCGATCGCCGTGACGAGCTCGCAGCTCACCGTGTCCGGCAACCAGCTCACCGTGAACACCGCGCTCGAGACCGCCTCTGGGCCGAGCGCCAACGAGACGATCATCCGTCGTGTGCTCGAGTTCTCGGCGGACAACTTCGCCACGGTCCTGGGCGCGTACTACTCCAAGGACGTCGCAGACGGCGACGACGCCACCGTGACGGGGCTGGCCGTCAACGCCGGCACCATCATTCGCGTGCCCGCCGGCACCGGCTTCGTCGCGACCGAGGACTAGCGGGGGCGCCAGCCCGGAAGGGGTGACGCCTAGTGGCTACGACTCGCTACTACCTGAACAACGCTGCCGCGCCATACACACCCGCCACCGTCAAAGGTGCGTGGGACCAGACGAAAACCACCGCGCTCAAACTCGGAACCACGAAGTCGGGCACCTCATCGTCTGCTGGCGCTACCGAGTCCAACGCTTCGGCTGGCTGGGACGTTCTGGTGCGCCGCTTCATCTCCGACGCGCTCAGCGGTAGCGGCACCGTCACGCTTGAGGATGCCGTCATCGGCTTCGCTGAGTCGAGTGCGCTT